CTTTATATCTCTCGATTCCCCCAGAAATCGAACAGGAAATCAAGAAAGAAGCTGATTCTTTTTATGTTTCCAAGCTTCGTAAAAAAATTAGACAGATTACTTAAGATTACTTTCTGTAGTATTCCTTTGTCAGGAATTTTCTGTTAGGATTTTTAATAGAATCTTTTCGGGAGAATTCCGATGTCCAATAAAAAAACTCGCGGGGAGCGAGTTCCAAAACACAAATGTATCTTATGAATACTATGATAACACACAATCGCGTCAAGTTGCAACCCTGCCCCCACTGCGGGAATCGAAACGAAACAAATTACTGTTACGGATTCACATCGGATGAGGGAAATCTGCTCTCTGTCTGCAAGCGAGGAGCGGAACCCGGCGAGGGGTGGGAGAAGTCGGGAAAAACCGACAGCGCGGGCGATTCTATCTACTATTTGAAGCGTGACAAGAAGTTTTCAGAATTTAAGAAAGAGAAAACCACCTACTACGCCTATCCCAAGCTTGCCAACGGCACGATCGTCCAAGTGTACCGGAAGGATTACCAAGAAGACGGGCGATGGAAAAAAGAAATTCGTCAGCAACACTCGACAAACAACGGGAAAACGTGGAATTGGAACCTGCAAGGCATTAACTACAGCGAGATTCCCCTTTACCATGCCGAACGACTGAAGAAAGCGATCGGGGTGGGAACTCCGATTCTAGTAGTCGAGGGAGAGAACAAGGTAGAGAAGTTAGAAGCGATGGGATTCGTCGCCACCTGTAGCCTCGGCGGTGCGGGAAAATGGCAACCATCACACTCGGAATTTTTGAAGGGAGCGAAACTAATTCTCTGCCCAGACCGGGATAATCCTGGCGTGAAGCACGTTCAGCGCATCTATCAAGATTTTCCCGACGCTCGCTTCCTGTACGCCTACCCCGATTCCCCATTGTGGGATCATCTTCCCGAATCCGGAGGATGCGATTTAATCGATTGGATCGAGGAAACAAAAGCCACAAAAGAGCAAGTCTTGGCGGGTGTAGTCGATACCCCGAAAGAATTACGGGTTAGGGAGCCTAAAAGCAAACCCACAGAGCAACTGCTATCCCTAGAGGATATCGTCCCCGCCATTGACGCAGCGATCGAACAACACCTGACCCTTATTAAGTGGGAAGCGAAGATACATGAGTGGGCAAAACTCACGGGCAAGACACCGAGCGATATTCGCGAACTGAAAAAGGCACGGGAACGGGAACTAGAAGAGTCAGAACGGATCGACACGGGAATAACTGACTTTCTCCAGAATAATCACTATCGGCAAGACAAGCTCGATATATTCAAGATCGTTCCCCGCCCCCTCGCCGAAGCTCTAGATTCACGGGCTAAGACGATCAACCAGCCATCGATCCGACTACTGCATTCGCTCTGGCCGGTCATGGGCGCAATCCTCGGTTCTCGATTTGCTGTCAATCTCCGCACAGCGAGAAACTCCAGGAATTGTTGGAAAGAATCCCCAATCTTTTACATGGCGGATGTAGATTATCCGAGCGGCGGAAAAACCACGACACAGAAGCAGATTTACCGCGTTTTGAAGGAACGGGATAAAGTCGAGCAAATGCGAGTGGATCAAGAAGAGGTACACCTTGAAGACTTAAAGTCCTCATGGGCTGAAATGACCCGCGAGGAACGCAAGGAGAACATCACAAATCCTAGCGTTAACCCGCGCCTTTACGAGCGAGAACACTGCAAGGCTAAACGATGGGTCTACGATCATGGAACCCTAGATGCAATTCTAAAATCGATTTCCTTGCAGTCTCCGTGGCAAGGTTCGGTATGGCTGGCCGACGAACTAACCGGGCTATTTGACGGGATGAACCAGTACAAGAGCGGCGGAAAGGGAAGTGATCGCCAGAAATTACTAGAGGCTTGGAACGATCCGCTACAATTCACTTTTGACCGCGTAAACCGCGAGAGTCGGTACAGCATGAACGGGCAAACCCTTAATATATTGGGGGGGATACAAGTCGGAAAACTTCGGAAGTACCTCGATCTTTCCGATGATGTGGATGGGCTAGTTTCCCGGTTTCATTTTTTGATCAACGAACCGCTCGATCCCGTCCCCGGTCGCCCGCCAATGGACGAGAACTCGGTCGAGGACTTGATACTAGAAGCGTTTAATCGGGTAAGCGGTATCGAGCTAGAAATCGGGGAAAGCGGTGTCGAACGTTACGATCTTTGGTTTACCGAGAAAGGCGAAACTTTTGCATGGGACGTGAATCACCGCTACAACAATCTCGTTAAGCAAAATCGAGCCAAAAACCCCGCTTTTACGGCGTACATCGGGAAACAGATGAAAGAGTTTTTGCGGTTTGCTATTACCATCCACTTGCTGAATTGGATTTACGATCCCGAACACACCGATCTTTACAAAATCCCCGTCCAGACCGCGGCGAAAGCGGCCGCCGTGACCGATTTTTATATCAACCAATTTCTCGCTATTCAGGGCATCACCGGGGGCGACGATCAGAATCCCATTCAGGGTATTCTGCATGAAATCTGGGAAATCGTGAGAACTTTTGGCAAAATTACGACCCGCGAGGTTCACCAAAAATTTCAGAGCCGGAAGATTGACGGGCAAAAGATGAACTCTGGACTCGCTCTTGAACTACTCAGTCAATTGCAGAAAGCCGGACACGGACGGCTTGAGGGAAAAACTCTACACTTCCAAGAGCCACAAGCGATCGCCGTAGAAGAAATAGTATTCGAGGAAGAAGAGTTTACTGTTCTAGCTTCGGAGCAAAAGACCGAACCGCCCCGCCCCGAAGAATACTCGGCTGATGGTGTACACCTTGACAGTTTGCCAAATTTTGAGCGGCAGGAAGTTCTGATCCGAACCGCAGAACCGATAGACACGGGAGAGCGAACTATTCCGACCCGAACGATCGCCCGAATCGTGGGCGTGACCATCGACACGATCGGCAATTGGCTGATTGAAGCAGAAGCTCGAATAGGTGAGGCTGTGGCTCGGTTTAGTTTGCCGTTCGGAAGTTGTTATGTGAACGACGTGGGGACGTGATCCCGATGATTGGAGAATATTGTGAATCACGCCATCCAGATCGCCGTTACCGAGTGAATTCTTTCGGACAAACATTTAAAGTTTGCAAACCAATTGGAACGATAAAAACCGCACTCGGAATCTATTACCATTTCGAGTCAGTCGATCCCGAATTCCCCGAATGGAAGGGACACAAATTCTATTGTTTTCGGAAGGAAGATTTTACGGAAATTACTTGACAATTCAAGAAAAGATTGATATGATTTAATTAATGGAAACACTTAAGGAGCATCAATGAAATCTTTATTAAATGAAAGCGGACAAACTCTTTCCTGTCTAGCCCTTTGGTATCGGGGACAATACTACTCTAAAGCAAGGGGCGACCTCGACCCCACTGGAAAGTTAAAAAAACAAATCTTATCTCACAAACTCAACGAGATAAATGCACACCTAAAACGCTTTGGAATTTGTCCAGTCAAGTTAAATCCCTAAAACAAGGAGTATCAAAATGAAAGAAAAAGAAAAAGCTATTTCTTGGGAATCCATAAAGGAACACGATCCCGAAAATCCCAAAGGGATTGTCAAACAAGTCGAAGAAAGAGAGTCTGTCGAGCGATTTAAAGCGCATTTAGCAATGTGCAAGTTTAACGCTAAGGAATGGAGAATGAAGTATAGAGAAGAATCAACACGAGGAAATTAGAATAACCGATCTCGATCAGGAATAAAAATCACTCTAACCCCTCGACCTTTCTTTCTCTCTTATCAATTGCAGATCGAGGGGATCGGAGATGGCTATCTCTGTTTTCCAAAAACCCGCGCAAGGGCATTGCGAGACATTTTGAATCAATTGCCGTTACGATTAAAGATGGAAAACTGGAGATTAGAATCCCATGAAATCAGAAAAACCCAAAACTGTAGCAAATTTAAAAGTTGGCGATACAGTAATTTTGTTTAACCTTGAACCTCTATTCATAGAGGGGGTTATAAAATCTATATCGCCAGTAGGCAAAAGAAGTCTTTTGCTAATACGAATAACGGGCAAATACCAAAACAAATCGCTTGGCGCTTATCGGAGCGTCAGACATTACGACACCTTTGAATTGTTAAATAGCGATATGCCCTTATCGGCTTATGGTACTATCGCACTAAAAGAGGTTCACCAACCTCGCCCTGAAAGAGACGAGGATTGTCTGGGCTAATTCGGACAACGTAAGCGGTGAATAGCCCGTCGAGCCGTTAGATGTCACAGACCTCCGAATACTTCCCTAGTTCGGATTTCCTCTAAGCCTTATTGGTAGCTATCGCTAAAGGGCGGGGGTTCAAACCCAAATTTTCGATGAATTAAAATGCAAAACCTAGACAGTAAAACATTTTTTGCCTTTGGCGGCGGCGTTCAGTCAACCGCTATAGCCCTTCTATTAATTCATGAACCCCACAAACTACTCGATCTTGGATTAACTCTCCCGAAAACAATTATTTTTGCCGACACAGGAGCGGAACCGAAAGCGATTTACGATCACGTTAACCAAATATTTGAAATGCTGTCAAGAGCCGAGTATGACACGGTAGTAGTTCAGCGCATTGAAAAAAATGGATCAATCATTCCAATTCACGAGCAATGGTGGGGACTCGCTTCTATTCCATGGTTTACAAGGTCGTTAGATGGTCAAGTCGGAATGCTAAAAAGGCAGTGTACCGAAGAATTTAAAATTAAGCCGATCCAAAAAGAAATCCGCGCCAGACTGGGATACAAAAAAGGTCAAAGAATCCCACCCCTGACCGCTAAACTTTGGCTCGGAATTTCTGTTGATGAACAGAGAAGAGCGAAAATTAATCAAGATAAGTGGCTCAACAACAAACACCCGCTTATTTATCTAGGGTGGAATCGCAACGATTGCGCCGTTTACAATTACCTTCATCTAAATCGGAACGTATCAAAATCATCATGTTTCTTCTGTCCGTTTAAGCATCGACAAGAATGGATGCGAATGAGGCAAGAAGAACCCGATGAATTTGCTCGGGCTGTAGCGGTAGACAAAAAAATTCGGCATTTAGTAACTATTGGCAAATGCCGACAAGATGTTTTTGTTCATTCGTCAGGCTTGCCACTAGAAGATGCCGTACTAGATCAATTATCTCTTCCGCTTGGAATCGATTACGGCTTCGGAAAAGAATGTGCAGGGCATTGTGGAGTATAAGCAAAATGAATTTAACCCTATTCCAAGAACAACCTCCTACGATCCCGACCCCGACAATTCAACTTCGCCCCGATCAAAAAGCTCTCAAAAAAGAGATTTACGATCAGCTTAGAGCGGGACATAAGCGAATTCTTGCCGTCGCACCTTGTGGGTACGGAAAGTGTCTAGCAAAAGATACGCCAATTATTATGTATGACGGTAGCGTGAAGCTGTCACAAAATATTGCAGTAGGGGATATTCTGATGGGGGATGACAGCAAGCCCCGTCATGTCGATTCAATCTGTAGAGGAAGAGAAACTATGGTAAAGGTAATCCCGAACAAGGGAGAGCCGTTTACCTGCAATCGTAGTCACATTCTTTCGCTAGTTTATAATGGGAGAAGCTACCCGAAATCAGGATGGATTAACGGAAATATTTACGATTTTTCTATTGATCAGTATCTTTCTCTCCCGAAACATATTCAAATCTCGATGTTGCTCTATCGGGTTCCTGTAGAATTCGATAGCAAGCCTGTCACGATAGACCCCTACTTTCTTGGAATATGGCTAGGAGATGGCAATCACAGGAACACGGGGGTCTGCACGTCCAATCCTGTATTGATCGACTATATCAAGAAATACGCTGATCGTTTAGGGATGAAAGTCTATTCTGATGCAAGAAATGACAATCCGAATTCTCAGCTTCATAGGATCACAACAGGAGAGAAGGGGCCAGGAAAAAATTATTTGCTAAACATGATAAAAGACTTATCTCTCATCGAAAACAAGCATATCCCTCGAAACTATCTAATCAACTCAAGAGAAGTCAGGTTAGAACTTCTCGCTGGACTTCTTGACACGGACGGACACTGGCAGATAAATGGAGGCTACGAAATAGCGCAAAGAAGAAAAGAACTTGCGGATCAAATTGTTTTTCTCTCTCGCTCTTTAGGCTTTTTTGCAAGTGTAGGAACCAAAGAAGTAAAAGGAGAAACTTACTATCGTGTCAGAATTAGCGGCAACACAGAGACTATCCCGATCAAGACCGAATACAAGAAAACCCCGAAAGAATACATAGAAAAACAGAAATGCAATGTTTTAAGAACGAATTTCAAGCTAGAGTTTTTGAAGGAAGATGATTACTATGGGTTTACAATCGACGGAAATCGCCGTTTTTTACTAGGAGATTTTACCGTAACCCACAATACTGTCCTATTCTGTCAGATGATTTACGATGCAGCGATTAAAAAGCACCGCCGCACCCTGATCGTCGTGCCGTTTATATGCTTGATTGACCAGACTCTAGACGCTCTTGAAAAATTCGGATTAACCGCAGGAGTTATAGCGGGAAACTATAGAGAAGATCGTCTGCAAAAAGTACAAATTGCCACCACACAAACACTAGCAAGACGAGATATTTCTTGGTTTAATCCTGAAGTAATATTTCTTGATGAGTGCCATCTTTCCGCCTATTCACTTTGGTTTCGAGATAATTTTAATAATCTCAAAGACGGGAAACAAACAACCTCGATAGTAGATATTAGTTCCGAACTAGCTATTTTAGGCATCGCTATCGAGAGAGAAAGTCTAGAATTCGGGTATCGAGTCACTTTCGAGGAAGTAAAGCAAAAGTACAAATCTCTCACATTACTCCATCACCCCGATCACGGGGGAAGTAAAAAGAAGATGCAAGAATTGAATTCTGCATGGGAGATTTTAAGGAAACAAGAACATTTATTTTCTGGGAAAGAACTATCAATGGACAGCCAGATCGTCATCGGACTGACGGCGACCCCGTGGCGATTGTCAAAACGGGAGGAGTTAGGAGATATTTTCGAGACGCAAGTAACCGGCCCGACTCCGAAAGAGATGATCGAGCGGAAAGCTTTATTGGGATGCGTGTACTTTGCCACCAAAAACCAAATTGACACCAAAGGGGTTAAAACTACGGGTGGCGATTTTGATGCGGCGGAACTCGAAACTCGATGCTTAGAGGCGGTACAATCAATTGTTTCCGAGTACAAGCGACTCGGACAAAACCGTCAATTCGTGTGTTTTGCCGCAGGGAAAGTTCACGCGGACTCGCTGGCTAAAGAATTTACCGATCAAGGAATTCCCGTCGCCGTTATTACCGCAGAAACTCCACAGGAGGAACGAAAAGAGATTTTTAAAAATGTAGCGCAATTAAAAATGCGGGGGATTATCAATATCAATACTTGTGGAATCGGATTTAATCTGCCTGAAATTAGCTGTATTATCCATTCCCGTCCGACAAAATCTATGACTTTGTATATCCAGATGACGGGGCGAGGACAACGGCTCTGCCCTCAACTTAACAAAACCGATTGCCTTGTTTTAGATCAGGCAGGAAATACCAAGCGTCACGGGTTTATCGAAGACGTGACCTATCCCGATCTTCGGAAGGCATTAAACACAGAAAAAAGAGAAGCTCCCGTCAAGGAGTGCGAAAATTGCGGGTGCATGGTTCACGCCTCCGCTCGTGTTTGTCCAGAGTGCGGTTTCGAGTTTCCTTCCGCTCGAACAGAAAAACGGATTGCCAGCGAAAAGCTTCAGTTAATACTTCCAGACGAGGACAAAACCCTCTACTACGCTTATCGACAGGCAAGACGAGAGGCTTACGAGAAGGGCAAAAAACCAGAATGGGCGCGCTACGAAATTGTTAGAATTTATAAGCTATCGCAATGGTGGCCTAAAGCTTTCTGGAAACTTTACGCAGTTTTCGGGACAAACTATACTAAAGATGACGTAAAAAGCTATTGGGACTACTTGAATCGTTGTTGCGGTAATCCCGATTGGATAGAAAAATGTATGAAAGAGGAATTTGGAGATGACTACAGCGAGAATATTGGGAAATAACGGGCTTTTATTAAATTCTTCTCAGGAATATAAAGAGCAAGTCGCAAACGAGTTATTCCGGCTTGTCAGCGTTGGGCGCGCCCCGATTCTTTCCCGAACCTTAACAACGCCTCCGACAAGTGGACTAACCGCTGACTCTTTTTACATCGTTCCCGCTGGCGCGTCGGGAGCGTGGGCGGGAAAAACTAACCAGATCGCTTGTCCAGCAATCGGTGTAAACGGACAACCAGTATCGGGAGCGTGGAAATTTTACGAGCCTTTTGCCGGATTAAATGTTTCTCTCGTGTCGGGTGGAACGTTTTTTTACGATGGGGATTCGTGGGCGACTGCTCCAAGCGGGGGGGATATGCTTGCGGCAGAATACGATAGCGATGGAGATATGAAGGTCGATGCGGCGGAAGTAGCGGATTCAATCGCCGGAAATCCAGCAGACGATACTTTTTATGGGAAAGAATCGGGAAATAAGGGCTTTTTTAATTTCTTCCCGAAAGTTAGAGCGACCGTACTGACGGGATTAAGTACGGCCACAGGAGGGGCAGTAGCCGCAACCGATACGGTACTAGGGGCGATCGGAAAACTACAGAAACAGGTGAGCGATATAGTCGCAGGCGGGGTAGGTGTTACTGACGGGGATAAGGGCGATATTACCGTATCGGGTACGGGTACGAACTGGACGATCGATAATGACGCGGTAACGTTACCTAAACTCCAAAACATCGCCACCAATCGACTGCTAGGGCGATCAACATCGGGATCGGGAGATGTAGAGGAAATTCAGTTAGGGACGGGATTGAGTCTATCGGGAGGTACGCTATCGAGTACGGGTACGGGTACAGGCGGCGCTATCACCGTACAAGACGAGTGGACAACCCTCACGATTAACGCCACGAGTCTGAATTTCACGGGCGCGGGAGTTACCGCCACGAATAGCGGTGGTGCTGTTACGGTTAGCGTGCCGGGTGGAGGGGGTTCTTTCGTCGATCTCAACTACCGGAATCTAGCGGTACAGTACGGGGCTGCGGCTTATTTTCCCCTAGATGAAACATCGGGTACTACCGCAAGTAATTTAATCGCCCCAGCCAATACGGGAGACTACCAGAATTCGCCGACGTTAAATCAATCCTCACTACTTACCTCTAACGTCGGTAAAAGTGTTAGTTTCTCTAGAGCGTCTAGTCAGGGGGTTCTAATAAACAATGTCGGCTTTACATCGGTTCCCTTCACGATCGAGGGAATGATTAAGCTGCCTGATACGAGCCAGCAGGGGGTATTTTTCGGAATACGGGTGCAGGCGGGATCGAACAAAGGCGAGTTCTATTTAGGGGTCGGCAATAACTCTACCGATAGCAACGGGAACGAGTTGATTGGATTAAGCGAGTTCGCGGGGTTTTACGAAACGAATACCAACTTAGGAACTCGAATCAATCATCTTGCAATGACGGTATCAAATTCGCTTCAGCTAACGATCTACCTGAACGGGACTCAGGTATTTCAAGGCAATACATCAGGAAGCGAGGCGATAACTGGGACGAACGGTAACGGGATGATCGCCTACCAATCGGGATCGGCAACGAGATGGGTAACGGCATTAATAGACGAGGTATCGTATTATCCGAGCGTTCTATCATCGGGACAGATCGCCCTAAGATCGGCGTTGGCTTTTAGTAATATCTCGACTAACCGAGAATTGCTGACCGCGGATCGAACCTATTTCGTGGGATATAGTGGCGCAAGCGATAGTAACGATGGGTTGACGACAGGATCTTCGTTTGCGACATGGCAAAAAGCGATCGATGTTGCCGCGACTCTCGATCTCGGTATTTATGCTGTAACAATACAAATTCAAAACGGCACTTACACCGAACCGATCGCTTTAAAATATTTAGTCGGGGCTGGAAAAGTAACGATTAAGGGGAATTCAAATACCCCCGCAAATGTCGTTTTATCAACTACCACAACAGCGATTATTGCAAGTGGAAATATTTCTAATTGGATCATAGACGGGATCGAGATCTCTAGTTCGTCTGGGAACTGCTTAGAGGTTAACTCTAACGCTTCTGTTGAAATCCAAAATCTTCGATTCGGGAACGCGGGATTCGCTCATATTGCAGTATCCGAAGGCGGGCTAGTACGAGTTGCCGGAAACTACACGATAGCGGGAAATTCAGCGATGGGTTTTCATGTTTTGGCGCAATTTTCTGGCTTTTTTTCTTGCGCTGGTAGAACCATTACTTTAGTAGGAACACCAACTTTTGGCTCTACATTCGGATTTGCTTCTTCAATTTGGCAGGGAAGCATAGATTTTGTAAACTCGACTTTTTTGGGATCGGCAAACGGAAGACGATACTTCGCCGAAAAAGGTGGCTATATACGCGGGACAGTAAACGGTTCATTGCCAGGGAACTCCGAGGGAGTTGCCAACTCGCCCGGATTTTATTCACTTTAATAGCAACAAAAATCGCCCTTGATAGTAGTAATAATCCCTTTTGGATTTGTGTAGGGGTTATGGGTAGTGAGCGGGTTTTAATGATAGTATAGTATAGACACAAAACTCAACCTAAAATGAATTTTCAAAACAAAGACATCGCTCACCCCACAATCCAAAAGTTTCTCAAGCTTATTGGATTAGTTAGGCAAATACCTGCTTCAAAATTGGACAAAGCGATAGAACTCTTAGAGGAAATAGCGGTAGAAATACCAATTCAAAATTAACTATTTACACTGATCAAGTATCATTTTAATGCTTTATTACCATCTATTTGGAACTTGTCGAGAAAAACCTTTAAACGGCTTAGGAGACAGCCCTGGCTTTTGGCGCACATCAAACCCTATTTCTTGGGATAAAAACCCAAAACTAGATATAGTAACTTTTGATGGGGGATTAGGAACATCCGGGCAGTTGTGGAAAATTATCACCAAGTATGGACAAATACAAGGAATTGGCTATGTTTCTGAGGCTGACTATAATACTCGAAATATTGGGTTTGGCATTGTTGGTGGTGGCGGTGAAATTTATCGGACATCCGCTAATTATTTTTATCAAGGCTCGATTACTGGGAGCAGTAGGCTCGGCTATAACGTTGAAATTACCCATATAGTTCGTATCACCGATCCCGCCCATTTTCCTGCAAATCCCTATCCCGTAAATCTTCCCGAATTCCCGATTTTACCAGACAAGGATTTTAGCGTAGAAATCCAGTTTCAAAATTACGAGTACGACAACACTGGCGATGCCGAACAAAGAATTGTGGAATGGGCTGACCCGATCCGAATTTTTAATCTTTCTAGGTCTGCCCTGCGAACCGACGACCTTGACAGTCTTCTCGACTTTCACGAAGGAAGACAGGGAGCGAAAGGGGATTTTCTTTATCGGGATTTATCAGATGATTGGGCTACAAGGAACCAGATAGACCTCGGCAACGGAGCCACATCACAGGGCGCTCTTTATCCCAGTGCAGACGGAATCCTGACCGAGTTTGTTTTGACCAAAGCATACTCTTGCGGTGGAAACATTCACTACCGCCCGATCTTGTTCCCCGATACTGGACTAAAAATTTACCGAGACGACAACGAACTGACGGGCTACGTTGTCGCTCCTGACCGAATCGTTTTCGACAACCCGCCCGCCGCAGGAATTTTGACATGGGAGGGGAGTTTTAAAGTTCCTTGCTCGTTTGAGAGCGATCGCCTTGACTATCGACCGCTGGTCAAAATTGTCGATGGAAACCCAGTCAAGGTAAAGGGCGTGTTCGAGATTCCCTCGCTCGTTCTGCGCGAGTCGAGGATTGAGCCGGCGATCGTTCCTACTGATGTATTTGAAGACGGCACAAATCACGAATTTAAGCTCAATCTCTACAAAGCTTCAACACTATCGCCCGAATTTCAAACCAATATTGCCGAACTCTCTAGCGGGGAAAGAAAGCGGTTTTCACGCCGGCGAAAAGCGGTTGATACCAATTCCCTGCAACAACGGAGAAACCTTCGTCAAAACGAGCTAGAGTATTTGATTTGCCTCTGGCTTTCCCACAAGGGAACCGGTGCAACCTTTCAATTCCCCGATCTCCTGAACGGGGGAAACGTAATCTCTCGATTTAACTCAAAATCCCTCAATTATTCCAATCAAACTAATCAGCGCGTCTATTCCCTAGGAGAGCTTCAAATCCGACGTTTTACGGACGGAATTCGAGGGGATGGGGGGACGGGGGGAGATTTATCCGATCCCGTCCTGACGATCTGTAGAGCTATCCTGATCGAGCTTGCGGACGGGGAAAGACTTGGATATACCAATCACTCGCGAGATATTAGGATCGATGGAGTGACCTATCGTTCTCGCTGCGCCCTTGACCCGACCGCGCTTGATCGCTCTATCGGATTGACTTCCAATAACGAAGAATTCCGAGGGGCATTTATTGACGACCTAACCGAGCCGCTAATTCTTTCGCCCCGCTTTCAAGAAGCTAAGATTACCACGGCAATTATAGACTGGCGAAACCTCCCCGACTCGCTCCTAGATTTGCCCGACGAGCGGGTGCAAATTGGCTTTGTCGGGGAAATCAACTCGAAAAGTGGCGAAACCTACACCCTCGAAAATCTTACCGAGGCCAGTATCAAACTTCGGCAATCACGGGACGAGCGGGTAACGCCCCTGTGTGGATGGTTTTTTGGGCAAAACAACGGTGACGGGACTGGATGCCAAAAAACCGTCCCAACTTATACAACTTCTGTGGGAAGTATTGCAGATCGCCGTATTGTCGAGGTTTATGGAATTTTTGAGAACCTTGCGTGGGGAACCTTGACTTTTCTTGACGGCAAGAATAAAAACGCTACTTACGCAATTTACACATCTCAATTTTTTCCATTTTCAGGAACTACACGGATCGAGTTATTTACTGGGGCGGCCGACTCGATCGCCGCTCACGATTCAGTACGGCTCACCGCAGGGTGCGATCGTACCTACAAGACGTGCAAAAATCTCTGGGAAAACACGGATAATTTTTTGGCTGTTCCTACGTTTGGGAATTTTATGCCAGGAAATGACTTCCTATTTTCGTCGCCACGGGCTTAATATAGTTTTAAAAAGCTCAAGCTAATTCCGTTGTAGTTGACTATTGTGAGTAAAATTACGGATAGAGTATTGACTACGAAAAATGAAAACTACCTCTATCCTTGTTTCGCCCACAACAGTTATCAATCGCCCGTCCGATTGGACACTGCAAGACTGGGGCGTTATATTTAGTGTTGTGCTGGCAACAAGCTCGATCATCATATCGTATTTGTTGATCAAATCTAAATCACAGGCAGAAGAATTGGATCGTATTAACCTTGAAAAGGCTACAGAGTTTAGCGATACCCAATCCAGTAGGCTTGAAAAAATGATGTCAAAACTCGATGAAAGTGTGAAGAATCTCGATAATTCGGTCAAAAACTTGAGCGAAAAAATCACGGGATTAACTGAACGAATGGCGGTTGTCGAAACGAAACAACAGGTAGCCGATCTGGTTTTGCCTAGTTATGAGCATCAGTTTAGCGAACTACGATCACGGCAAGAATCCCAAGATTGTCATTTAATGGAAATTCGACAACAGCAAATAAAAATATTTACCTGTTTTAAATCCTTAACAGAAACTATCGAAGCCTAAAATGAATAGCCTACTCGCCACTCAAAACACACTCCTTAAAACCCACCCGCTCGACTCCTCTAGCCCGAATCTACCCCCAGATTTTAAATCTGTTCCGATTGCCAAAGGACAAAAAGTAATTTATAAATGGCTAAAGCGGAAAGGAAATCACTACCTAATAGAAGTCCATCCCCCGATAGATGGACGCTATAACTGGTACGCGTTTCAAGGGCATTTTGATGGAACGGGAATAGAGTCTCCTGTCGTCAGAAAAGACCAGTGCGAAGCGATTTTTGAGAGAGCGATAACCGATCATCAATTCCAGTCCCTTGATCGCTGTCTCAAACGATTCGATATAACCACCATCCCCCGTGTTCGTCATTTTCTTGCTCAAATTGCCCACGAAAGCGGCGGTTTAAGATGGATGGTTGAACTGGCATCAGGAGCCGCTTACGAGGGGCGGCAGGATTTGGGGAATGTTTTTCCAGGCGATGGACCGCGGTTTAAAGGCGTGGACGCTTTGCAAATGACTGGACGTGCTAACTATCAAGCTTTTGCCAACTTTATCGGCGATCAAAGAGTTATGGAAGGCTGGCAATATGTCTCCAAAAATTATCTATTTTTACCTAGTGGATTTTGGTGGCACAACAACAATATGAATGCTTTAATTGATCGGGGCGCAACTGTTCGGCAAGTTACCCGACGAGTGAACGGGGGATACAACGGGCTTGCAGACAGAGAACGGTACTACCAGAGAGCTTTACGATTTATCTAAATTTATTCTCCCAATCTACTTGACAATTCCAGAAAGCTTGTGTATGATTTAATTAATCAAGTTTTTTGGAGTTGTTTCGTATGAACGAAAGAGAATTATTATCTGAACTCAATCAACTAATTAATCTCCTTCAGGAATTAGTTGCAGAACAAAAAGAAATGAACCGATATTTAAAGGAAATATCGGAATCCTTACACTCCTTTGCAGACTCAAAAAAGGAGTAGCTATTCACAAATCCACCGATAGCGAGTCTATTCAATTAACCAAACTATTACAATGTAAAGCCATGAACAAAGGATACAGACCATTAATCATCGAAGATATTGACGGCAACAAGGTTTTTGTAAATTGCTGTTTAATTGTTTCGATTACAAAAAATGAGTGTTTTGCTCAAAACGATCAATATGTCGTTGAAATTAGTGAGGCGTTGGCAAAACTACGAATCTCCCGTTCTGTAGCCGAAATTTTAATGGATCGGCTTGTCGATGAGCTATTTTTCACCGCCGAATCTATCGAGAGAGAAAAAGCAATTTTAAATCAACCAGAGGAGCAAGATGATGTTTAGTGTAGGAGAATTTGTCAAAATTAATTCAGATATTCTTAAAGAATATATTGATCGCGGAGCAGGTCGGATCGTGGAAATTATTCCTGATGGGCCATACTTATCAGTAGATTTTCAGTGTCCCGAACCAGAAAACCTTTGGTTACTCCCCTCAGAAATTGTTCCCGTCGAGATTGCTGTCAGAAACCGTCCCAGCTATTCTAGTAATATTGTAGAATGTTTTGGGAGACTATACGAAGTTCCTAGCAACGAAGGTGATCCCGACGAAATTCTCGACGATGACGATCCCGACGATAAGCCTAGTATTATCTGGCAAGAGTCCGGTGATCTGCCAGAGAGAGTGATAGAGTGGCAAGAATTTTAAAACTTTCCTTTCGTGATGTTTCAAGAAAGACAGCTAACAAAGTCGTCTTTTTCCTTTAGAATAGGGAAAGAATTGTAACTCCCGATGGCCAAAGGAAAGAAAAAAAAGGACAAAAAACAAGACGGATCGCTGAGAGGGTCACAGCGATCGCTTGCAACATCGGGAATTTTATCGATGACGCGGCGATACGACTTAGAAATCGAGGAAAATCCGATTCGAGACCCACGGATTTCCCGCGAGCTAATCGAGCTTAACCAATGGTGCTATGAAGTTTTTCATTCCCTCGAAATGGCCGCTGACGATACTTTCGCCAGCAACGACGGGGACGATCAGGGATGGTCAATTGCCGATACGCTCGATGACGAAGAAACGCCAGTAAACGCCGAAGTTTTCGCAATTGCCGAAGAATTACGTCAAAGGAAACAATCACTAGATTCCTATGTGATTGGCGGTGACACGCTTAAAAAAGCTCTGCGGTGGACATTAGGGAAAGGCGATTGCTTCATCGAGCTAGGTATCGAACGAGAGGGACTATCCCCAAACAAAAGCAAGGATTTTGGAGTAAGCAAAAGCTTATATCTGCCTACATTCGAGATGTTCCGAAAAGAGAGCGATCAAGGCGAACTGCTAGGATTCGAGCAGAGAAAATATTTATCGCACTCCGATCCCGATTATTTTTTTGAGCCAGAAAAACTGATTCATCTCCGGCATTCTCCCAATTATCTTTATGGCCGTTCCCTCTGGTGTACATCTCTTGATGCGTGGGCAGACGTAAAACGAGCAACCGACAACCTCCAAAAAAAAGCCGATGACATTGCAAGCGATCCAACCTTGTTTATTTTTCCTAGCATGAGCGAGGAAAACAAGCGAAAATTTGAACAAGAAATACAGCTACGGCGACAATCGGGGGCAATCACCGATTTTGTTTTAACTAGCAAAGAATACGACATTCGCAAAATGGCAAACCTTAATCCCGATCTTTCAGGATTAATTGACAATGTTTTACAGTGTCGGTACAAGCTAATTATTCCAGGCTTTCCTTCATATTTTTTCCCCGGACTCGAATCAAAAGGGGGAACCAAAGAGTTATCAAGATCGCCTGACCGCCGTTACTCCCGGATGCGCTACGGGTGGTGTCAGTTGCTGACAGGTGCGATTAAACAGGTGATCGACACGGAGCTAGTGCTAAGAAAAAGCTATGATTGGTATTTTGAAAACGCCCAAAACAAGTATCGTATTCTCTGGCCAAAATGGTCAGAATCGATTGATGGCATGACGGGCGACGAAACCGAAGACACCGCCGCAGAAGAAAGTACGCTAAAAAGTAATAACAAATCACAAGAGGAAAACAGTGAAAAGAAGCCTAGAAAAACTACTTGACGCATTATACGAGGGAGACGTTTGCCCGTATTATCAGGCAGTTGTTTAGGATTAGAATATTTTCAAGGATATGCCTTCCATCGTCCCGTCCATCCTGAAGACTTTTGTATTGAGTGAATCATGCGAAGTAAATTTAATCCAAAAGAAAAAGCTCTCGATCCAGTAACACGCTTATTGTCAAAAGCAACCGTAAATTCTGAGGACATAAATCTAGCGATCTCGGACTGGAAAAAAAAGCCTCCCGATCCTGATTTTAAAAACTTTCTTGAGCCAGAAATAGAAAATTGATGGCCGATTTTTCCAGTGTTAACTAGGAGGATAATCGATGTTGCTACTCCTTAAAATATTATCTTCAATTGTTTTAACGGGCATAGGTGTCGGGTTTGTACTGGCTTGCCTTGCCGCCGCATGGTTTTTTGCACTTCTGTTTGCGAAAATGGCAGTCGATGTCTGGATTGAGTTTCCTACGTTTCTTTAGCTTACGATGACCGATTTTTCGTTTAATCCCCAAACCCGACGCTATCACGATAACCGGACTAAGAAGTTTATCTCGGCCGCTCGCGTTCGTGAACTTGTCGCTACAGCGATCAACGAAAGGATTAATCGGACTAATCGGCTTACACGGGATATGCTTTCCGAGCGAATCACCGTTCGAGAATGGGAATCTCGAATGAGCGAGGAAATCAAAATTTTAACGATCCAGCTATACCGAATCGGAAAGCCAGATATGACCCAATCCGATTACGGCAGAATCGGGGCAATCCTTCGCTCACAGTACGCTAGACTCCGAAAGTTTAGCCGGGATATTATTCTTGGAACTCAAACAGAAAAACAAATCTTAAACCGCTCAAAACGTTACATTGCCAAAGCCCGTGAAGCTTTCGAGGAGGGGAATCGCCGGGGAAACGCTTTGGTCAACCGATGGGAGCGGCGAATTAGAACAAAAACCGAATCCTGCCGCGAGTGCATCGTGTACGAAGCGGCGGGATGGCAACCAATTGGAACCCTCCCCCGTCCTACGGATCGCTGTTCTTGTCGGGACAACTGTGGATGTTATTTTGAATTTTCCAATTCTCGCACGCGCCCGACAACAAACCTACTTGCTGGCTCAAGCTGGGGTTGGCTATAGACAAGAAAAAACGAGGCAGGAGACAACCTCGCAACTGATGCTAGAGCAACTGGAACAAATTTTTGATCTATATTTGTATTTATCGCTTTTATCTTACCATAAATTTCTGTTTTACAGCTAGAATTGTTATTAGGATTTTTTATAGCCATGCTACTAACTCACTCGGATTTTGAAAAATTACTAGAAACGCGCGAGCCGACAGCCGAGGAACTGACGGCAATTAACGCCTATTGTCCGATGGGAGCCGATCCGTGGGAAGCATCAGAGCTTTTACGATTCCCGATGATGGCCAGCAATAACCTAATTCACGGCTCGCTTATGGCTTGGGATGAAACAGCTTTGACGACGATGGTAGCGAGCTATCCTGGCTGTCCCCTAATGATCGATCACGAATGGGATCGATGCGAAAAAACTTTTGGGATGGTTTACGATGCCCTACTTTACTCGTTACCCCGCGTAAGCGAGGAAGGGATGCGGAAACTTCTTTCTAAATCTCCGAATCCGAGTGAAGATAGGGCTATTATCGAGCGAGACGGCTATCACCAGGTTTTGGTATTTGCTTTTGTCGAGCAATCCCACCCTGGAGCCTCGGATGTTCTCTACGGCCGGCGAGCAAACGTTTCGATCGGCGCAAACTTTTATGGAAAATCCTACTGCCC